GTGAACTTAACCTGCAAGGCGCTCCAGTACAAGGCGAATTAGATTTACGTCCAGCCGAAACTACCCCGGCACAGGCACAAAATACTGTTTTAGATGCTGATACTTTAAAAGGAACTGGTCTCAAAACGCAGTCAGGATTCTTTAGGCAGTTAGTTGGCAAAGATATGGCTAACCCAGAAGACCAAAAAGCTATAGGAGAAGTATTAGCTCGTGTAAGAAGTAATCCTAACCTTACCCCAGAAACAAAGAAAGCCGTTGAAACCATAGCTATGAATGCGTTTAACGCATTGGCTACCCAGCAAGAAATGTTTGGACCACGTGGCGGAGTACTAAAAGGAGCCGATAATGGAAGAGTACAACCAAGAACTAACGTTGAAACAGATAGAACAAGCCCTGAAGTTCCTGTCGAGCAAGTACCAACTGAAAGTACCGAAGGAGCTGGAGAACCTGAACAGCGAGGAATGGCACCAACTGCAGAGCCTGTTAGTGAGCTTGGAGCTAGAGAAGAAGTACAGCCAGATACACTAGTACCAGAGGAAACCCCAAGTGAAACTGAAACCACAGAAAAGACTGAACCTACTGAAGCTCCTGTTGAAACTGCCCCTGCCAAAGAAGTTCCAGCACAGACTTTTGCTAATCGCCCTGAAGATTTAAAAACGCTGCAAGATCATATTGAGCAGCTTAAAGAAGACTTTAGACTTGCACAAGACCCTGAAACTAAACAAGCTATTCGTGACGAAATAAAAGCTACCCAATCTGATATTGATAATAAACAATATCAACAAGGTAAACTTACAGATAAATTTGTAGGTAACAAAGATGCTTTATTTAATTCATTAAGAAAACGTTTAAACCAGATTGGCTTAAGTGGTATACCTTTACGTTTGGTAGATTTTGGAGAAGGCGTAACTGGGCTAGGTCAATACACAGGTAAAACAAATGACTTTATAAAGTCGATTCAAGTGTCTCTTGGCAATAGAGATGAGAAAGAATTTTTAAATACACTTAACCATGAATCTATTCATGCATTCCGTAACCTAAACGTATTTACTCCTCGTGAGTGGAGTACGCTTGAAAGAATGGCAGATAAAGAGTGGATTAAAAAATACGATATTGAAAATCGATATAAAGATCAAAACCTATCTAAAGAACAAATGCGGGAAGAAGCTATTGCCGAAGCGTTTGCAGATTATGCAGGGCAAGAAAAACCAATACAAAACATTATCGATAAAGTTATTAACTTTTTTAAAGCATTGGGTAATGCGTTACGTGGTCGTGGATTTAATACGGCTGAGTCTATTTTTGAAAGTATAGATACAGGTAAACGAGAACCTCAAAAGGGTAAATGGTACAAAACCCAAGAAGAATTTGACAAGTTTTTTAGGGACTATAACCTAGATGATGAAGGGCAAGCTCAATACCAGATGGCGGTTAAGAAAGGTAAAGACTTTGCTAATATCGTAGGTGACCTTGTTGAAAGTGTACCATACATAAGTGAAGAACAAAAGAATGCTTGGAGTGCTGCTGTATCTAATACTAAAGATAATGCTAGTTCTGCCGCACTATCGTTTGCCCCATTACATGCTTTGACTGATATGGCTAAAGATGCTTTTGGTAAATTAGCCCCTATGCTTAACAGGCTTGTAGACCAAAAAAGTGGGTTTGAGCATAGCCTAACAAGAGGTGTAGAAGGTGCTAAAGAAATACTTAGACATGCACTTGAAGTTGCCCCGCAACAAAAAACCCCATATAACAAACTTGTTAATAGCTCTACTATTGCCGAAGTTGATCCGACTAAGCCACGGGACTATTATAAAAACCAAGAAACTCGAGATAATAGATCTAAGCAAGAAGTATGGGATGAACTAAATAAACAATACAACCAGCTTGCACCTGCATGGAAACGCTCATACAGCGTAATGCGTGATGCTTATAAGCAAATGTTTGAAGAAATTAAAAAAGCTATTAAGTCCCGTATTGAGGCTACCGAACTTGGTAAAGAAACTAAAGAGCTTGTCTATAAAGATATTATGGAAAGCTTAACTAAGTCTGGCGTAATTGAGCCATACTTCTCATTAGGTCGTGAGGGGGAGCATTGGTTAGCTTCAAACTTTATTGATAAAAATGGGCAAAAAGAATTTGAAGTTAGAGCATTTAAATCCCCACGGGAAAGAGAAATGCGCCAAAAAGAAATTCTGGCAATGGATCCAAATGCACGTTCAGATATGTATAGACAAGTATCCGATATAGATTATCGCCGTGCGCCTCCAAGCTCTTTTATAAATAACGCACTGCGTATTATGGAAATTAATAAGGTTCCTACTGACGCAATCGAAGAGATGATGCGATTGTTTGTAGCTACTTTGCCGGAAACAGCACTTGCTCAATCTTTCCAACGGCGCTCTGGTCGTGCAGGTTACATGGAAGATTCTATTGCTGTCTTTGAAAAAAAGATGCGTGGTATGGCTCATCAAATTACTAACATGGTATATACCCCTAAGTTTGATAACATTCTTGATAGAATGAGGTTACATACTTACCAAGTTGGTAAAGGTATTGCCGCCGGTGAAATAGACGCTTTTGGTAACCAAGTTAAGGAAGATATCAAAGGCAGAAATAACGTTGAGCAATCTCGTTACTTAGATGAGTTTGAAAAACGCATAGGCTACATTAAAAACCCTAGCCGTGATAATTTTGGTAACGTTCTACAATCGGCGGCGTTTATTTACACAATGGGCTTTAACCCATCTTCTGCTATTGTTCAAACAGCTAACATACCAATGATTGTTATGCCTTCGTTGAAGGCTGCCTACCCTAATGCTAATATTACTAAAACTATAGGCGACGCAGTTAAGATATTTATGGGTAGCGGTACAACTGCTCAAACTAATGTGCTTGGTTCCATAGACGAAACTACTGGTAAGCCCGTAACTGTAGGCATGAAAGTAAGACAGTCTATTGCTAATTACCAACCAAATTCGGCTATAGGTAAGGAGTATGAAATTTTTGTTCGCACTCTTAATGAAAATGGTCAGCTTAATCGTTCTCAATTAGGTGAGATTTTACAAGGGGATATTAACGGAAACATATGGCAAAAGTTTAAATCTATGAGTGGTTGGATGCTTCATCATACTGAACGTATGAACCGTGAAGTAACTATGATTGCTACATATAAGCTTGAAATGGAAAGACTTAAAAAGCCAAATGCACAAGACGTTGCAGGTATAGAAGAAGCACGTAAAGAAGCAGAATTACGTTACGATAGACCTGTTTCTACTGAAGAAGCTACACAAATATACGCTACCAATAAAGCTATTGATGTAAATGAGATGACTAACGGAAATATATCCTCAGCATCTGCGCCACGTATTGCCCAAAGTGCTTTAGGAAAAATAGGGTTTATGTATAAACGATATGCAATCTCTATGTACTACATGTTATTTAAAGCATATAGGGATGCAACTAAAGGAGAATCTCCTGAAATAAGAGCCGCTGGATTAAGACAACTTGGTGGTGTATTGGGTATGACTGCACTGATGGCTGGTGCGCAAGGTTTGCCTATGTTTGGTGCTTTGTCAGTTCTTTATAATTTATTCCGTGATAATGACGAAGATGACTTAAAAGGTGCTACCGAAAAAACTATAGGTGATCTTCTTTACAAAGGTCCTATTGAGTATATGACTAACTTATCTATTGCCAGCCGTATCGGTTTAAGTGATTTGCTTATTCGTGATACTACAACAGCATCATCTACAAATACATTCTCTCAACAAGTTATGCAGGCATTAGGTGGTCCTGTCCTTGGTGTTGAGCAAAACTTTGAACGTGGATTTAGTAAGATTGCACAAGGGCATTTTGAGCGTGGTGTAGAAGACTTGCTACCTTCGGCTATTGCTAATACTTTTAAAGCGTATAGATATGCTACACAAGGCACAGAAACGCTTCGTGGTGATCCTATTACTGGGGATGTTAGTACCGGAAATGTTCTTGCACAAGCCCTAGGGTTTGCACCATCTAATTATATTAAACAAATGGAAATCAATGACCGTGAAAAAGGTATTGATAAGAGTATATCTGATCGCCAAAGTAAATTTAAACAACGTTATTACATTGCTAGACGTGAAGGCGATGTAGATGGTATGTTAGATATGCGTGATAAGTTACTTGAGTTAGGTCAAAAACATCCTGAGATTGGTATCAATGGCGGTAACATTAACGACATATTGGCTACATCTATAAAAGCTCAAGATCGTGCAACCAAAGAAATGATTGCTGGTGTGCGATATAACAAGAAGCGTCTTAAAGTTATCCAACAAGATATGGAAGACTATTAAAAAAATCCCCAGCCTTTTGAGCCGGGGATCAAGGAGTTCCTCACGAGAACATGCAACAGGAGAATGTGTTGTTGCACGTATAGTATATTACACAATTCTCCAAAAGCGCATACCTAGCTTTTTATTTTCAATTCGGTCAAAACCTTTTATTACAATTCCTTTATCTTTTGCAATAGTTTGCATTTGTTTGTCTAACATTGATAGGTTGACGGCAGGGACAAAAACAGACATCCCCACATGAAAATTATCCCAGTTTATATCAATAACCACTCCGTCAGGACACACTTGCCCCTCCTTCAGCACTTTCAATGGCTTCCTTGTGTTGCGCAACGGAGGCAATTTGTTCTTCTCTGTCTTCATCCATAAACCCATCGCAGTTAACCCACAGTACCTTTAGTGGTGGTAAGTTAATTCTAGTGCCTTTGCCCATACGTTTCTTTTCCATTTGAGCTTTGGTCCTACCACGCTTTAAAGAATCAATAAGTCCTTCATAATTTATTTGCTTTTTAACACACCACTCCCGTAAAGGATTGGGGTATATATACATCATTTTTAAATCATACTCGTATCGTATAACAAAAGTAAGTTTTGGGGTAGCATCGGGAATAACTAAGTGGTCTACCTCATCTTTTTTATTTACACGGGTGTCTTCCGTACTTTTAATTCGTAGCATACTATTCCAATTCTCTGCCACAAAATTAGTTAATACACCTTCCGCATCAACGTCCATAGATTTAACTTGACTCTTGGCATTCTTAGCTATTTCAACAATAAAATCTACGACGGGTTTAATATCATAATTAACTAATCCTACACGTTTAGCAACCATCAACCCCATGATGCCGTTAGTTACAAGCACCGAATGGAATCGGTCTTCAGGTCCAAACTCACAACGCTTATCTATCTTTAATTGTGTAGATTTATATAGTTCTTTAATCCCTGTAATGTCATTCATTACATACTGCAGGTAAGGTAGGTAAGCATGCCCATAGTTATTCTGTAAAGCCGCACTCAATACGTCGGTTTCGGTCTTATCCAAACCCTCTACTTTTCGGGCACGTACTTCTAAAATACGCATGGCTTCACCTTTAGGAATAGCTTTATATGCGCTAATCTTTTCCATTAGGGAGCTATTTCCGGTGCTGATGCCGTTTTGTTTCCAAGGTTCACCCCTTACCCGTTCCGCATTAGAAGCGCCTGACATACGGTTTTTCTGTGTACCGGAACTGTATTGATATACAAAATCACTAGCGTCTTTAGCCGTAGAGTTTGTTAACTCATCCAGCATCAACGGCAGGTTGTTATATACCTCGGCACGGTTCATCTTAGAGTTTACTGTATCGGTTTCCTTTAGCAACAGCTTGGTAGGTTCGCCCCAAATGCTGGCTCCTGCAAACAGCGCAGTAGTTTTACCAATGCCGGATTCAGGGCTGTACACATGTAATAACGACGCATTGATTGGAGTGAACTCGGTAAAAATAGAACCAAACGATAACCCAATCATAAACTTGTGGACTTCCATGTCAGGCTTGTTGTAAAAGTTCATGGCTTCTTTCCATGCTTCCATCGTGCCTTTAGTTTTAAATGCACTAAACATTTGTGTTGTAGCCGAGGATGCTGGATTATGGTCTACCCTATCAGCACTGATCTCTTTATCGCCAAGCACAAACGCTTCGCATTTGTCGTCTACCCAACCGAACTGCCGTCTAGCGGTATCGGCTTTACCTTTATATTGCAGGTGGTTTACCCACGTTGTCAGGTAAGACATAAGCTCGTCAGTTTTAACTACGGCTACACCCTTAGAAGATATATACTTTCTAAGTTCGTCCTTGGAAGTTACTGCCGTTAATGGCACGGTAAACTCCCGTACTCCGTCTTGCGGTAGATGTAATCGAACGACTACAGCCTCACCCACATCCGAATCCAGTAGTCTGCGTGATACATAAATATCGTTGTGATAAACCTGAACTTCGATCTCGTCTTCTTGTTTAATTACACGCTTAAAGATTCCTCCGTTCTTACCACGGAAGTATGGCTCAGGGTATTTCGGTATAACGTATGTCTGTGTGTGCCCTTGTTCTACTTGGAACGGAACATCTTCTACAATGTTATCGTCATCGTTAGCTTCTAATACTTCACGACCCAGCACGATGGGGGATTTAATTGCCCCTTTATTTACACAACCATCGCAACCGCCGGGGTTATATTCTTCAAACTTAGCGCAAGTATATGGTCCGCCTTTGATACCACGTACCTTGCGGTCTGCAAACTCTGGGCTATATTCGGGGTGATGTTCAGATATCTTTTTAATTGCAATATCCGCATCTATGCAAAATTTGGCAATAGATAGCCCTGCTCTCCACTGCGGTTCAGGCATTGTGGCTTGCGCTTTAATTATATGCTCAAGTTGTTGACAGCCCTCACCTTTCATGGTCTTCATCAGGATTGTCTTAAACCTATTGGTATAGTTACCAAGGATAGCCTTAGTTACTTCGTCCATCTCCCCACGTGGGATATATGGTTTTCTCTCTAGTACCGGATCACCTATAACATCTTTTAGTGTGTCATAACTATATGAGCCTGATGAGCTACCGATTAAATCAACTGGTCTAGCAACATCATTTTTAAAGTTTAAAGTTCCGGGGACTCGTAGAATACGCACCGAATCCGCAGTTACTACGGGGTCAGCAAAGAGGTCATGCTCGTCGCACATCTTCTTTAGCTTCTCAGCTAGGGGTGTCCATTGTTCACGGCTTAGCGGCTCTTCTAAAGCCCAGTATGCGTGTATACCCCCGCCGGAGTTTACCAGCGTTGGTTTCGGCATTTTTGTTACTTGACAGAACCGTTTTAAGTCTAGTAACGCTTCTTCTTGTGTTTCATAGGGTTTACCCTGACCACAATCCAAATCAATAAACAAAGACCGCAACTGCTTTACATTAGCAGTTTTTCTAGATTTCCCATCTTCAAACGTGGCTAGCGCATAGTAAGCGTTGTAGCCTTCGTTCTTTAAATTCTCTGCAACTGCCACAGCATCTTCTAGTGTTTTAAAGAATTTCTGTACGGGTTTGTCCGAATCCTTCTTTAATCCAACTATGCAGTAGTATCCTTCGTCGCCAAGGACTTGCTGTAAAAATTCTAAATTGTTCATAGCCACCTTTAAGGTGGGGGTACTCACGCAATGTGAAGGAGAATCATATCAACAATGATTGCATACAGGCTATTTAAGGTCGCCGAGCCGACCTGCGTTTTCCCCCCGTAAAACATTAATTAAGCATCATCCCATTCACCAATCAAACTCTCTAACTTAGGTTCGTTAGATACTTGAGCTTTCTTGGAAACTGCTTTCTTAGGTTCTTCAACTTCAACTTCTTCAACTACAGGTGCGGATAGTGCAGGTTTAGCTTTTTCCTTAACACCATCAGTCTGCGCTACAGTCAAAGTAATAGCCTGTACTGCTTCTTTAGAATCCTTAAGTTCTTGAATCTTTAAGAACTCTTCTTCGGTCACAGGACGCACAGGTTTAAATACCAACTTTGGTGTAGGGCTTGCTGTGTCAAACCGCATCTCAGTAACAACACCGGTAATGGGGGTACCGTGGTTCTTAAGATGGCGAGCATATGCCTGTAGAGGGAGCTTACCTTTCTCACCGTCACCGAATACGGAAGTTGGTGGCAGTACTAATTGGTAAACTTCTTCCTTATCAATCTCACCATCGATCACGACTGCGAGGCGCTGTTGATAACGGCAGGCACGGCTATCACCCTGACCAGAACCCTTAATGTTTTGCGCACAGTTTAAGCAGGTGGCTGACTGCTTATTCTTAACGGCTTCATCAGGTTTTTGGCTGTCGGATGACCAGCAAGTTGGGGATACGGCTTCACCTTCGGAGTAGCTTCCGCTATAGTAAATACGGGATACTTTCGGTGCAGCTTTAACAATAACTACATTCATTGAACGTTCTTCAGATACACGATATTCTTTACCGCCAATGAACTCACGGAATACTCCGCCTTTAATACTAATGCGACGTGCGCCTAAACCACCACCATCTTTTGTACCAGCAAGTGCGTTAGTTGCATCATCTGTACCTTTTAAGTAGGAAGGTAAACCACCTTTAAATAGAGCTAAATCACTCATTGTCATTCTCCTTAAATATCTTCGTCAGGGTTAAAATTTAATACCATTTGGGTTGATCCTGCAGGTGCTTGCACCGTTAGACTCCCATCTACTTCTTCTCTTACTAATTCTCCGCCGCTTAGTTTTCGTAGGGCTTGTTCTACTTCGCTAATCTTGAAACGGTATACACCGCCAATCTTCAGTGAGGGTACTAGGCTCTGACGAATCCATGCACGTACAGTCGAGATAGACACCGAAAAATGCTTGGCTACCCCTTCTATCGGGACAAAAGATTCTTCAACCATTTTTACTCCTTTTTATGGTCACGGAATACTCCATGTTTGCGTTAAGCCCCGGAGGAAGCAACTCGGGGTAGTCTTCTAAAAATGCCTTCATATTGGTTTGGTGCAACCGCTTCTCCAATAATTCAGGCACACCATGTTCAAGAATAAACTTGCCCATAGATTCCCAATCAGATGTTGAATATGTGGTACGTACAGTACGATACACTACACCCGCATTTGTCTTTAAACTTTCAGCGCCAATCTCTTTCATATGGTCAAGGATAGCAGTTTTAATAACCTTCATATCCTCTTCTATCTTGGCAATTTTTTCTTCTAATTCATGCGTTACTTCCGCCTTCTTTTCTCTCATCTTAATGTAGATTCGAGTCCACTTCTCAAGCGGTGATTCTACTTTTTCATCCATAATATTCTCCTGTTAAAGTTTATCTTAATCAAGTAAATCCTTGTAAAGATCAACTAATTTTGTATTATCAGTGATACGGTTGTCAAGCATTTTATACAAATGTTTTTCAGCGTTGCTTCCTTGCAACCTTACTACTGTAACTGGATGCTTTTGTCCGGCTCTATGCGCACGTGCATTAGCTTGTGCATATACTTCTAGGCTTGGTGTAGGACCCCACCAAACAACGGTATCAGCCGCCGTTAAAGTCACTCCATGTGCCGCCGCAAGAGGTTGGATAAGTAGGATGCGTGGGTCTGGAGTTTCTTGAAATTTCTTGAAAATCTCAGTGCGTTGATTATGGGCTACGTCGCCGTTGATAACAGCAGTTGTAAACCCATCGCTTTGTAGTTTTTCCGCAAGGATTTTAATTGTATTTTTAAATGGTACAAATATTAATATCTTTTGCTTTGTTTCATCAATCACTTCCCTTAACACCTTATAGCGGTTCTTAATATCAAATTCCAAGGTTTCCCCCGAATCCGAATACACTGCGCCACAAGATATTTGTAGTAGCTTGCTTAATCCCACTGCAGCGTTAACAGCAGTAACTTGCTCGCCTGAAGTCTGCATAACAAGTTGTCTGCGTAGCAGGTCGTAGTATTTTTTCTGTTGGGGCGTAAGTTCGACTTCCCTTGTGGTATACATTAGTTCAGGCAAATCAAGACACTCTTCTTTAGTGTACCTAATAGCTGGTTGTAATGCTTCAAATACTACCTTCTGCGCATCAGGTCTAACTACCCATTTAAACTGAGAAATCTTATACATCACAGAATCTTTAAACGCTGAGTAAAACTTAGGTACACCTTGTGGGTTTACTAACTTAGCCAAACCATATGCGTCTACCGGTGATTGTGCGGCTGGTGTACCTGTTAACATCCATAGCCATGTATCAGGCTTGAGGATTCGGTTTAGTGTTTTCCAACGTGTAGTCTGTGAATTTTTATAAGCGTTCGCTTCATCAATAACGATTAGGTCAAACCCACCATTAGCTATTTCTTCTTGCACAATTTCAACACCATCGTAATTGATAATGACAAACTCAGCATCGGAGTTAATAATTTTTGTACGCTTTTCTTTTGAACCGTGAGCAATATCTACATGGCGGTGCATAGCAAACTTAAACAGGTCGGCTCTCCATGCCGAATCCATAATAGATAGAGGGCAGATAACCAATACACGCTTGATTCTACCTACTTTCATTAAGTAATCAGCCGCCCAAATGACCGAGCCAGTTTTACCAGTTCCCTGTTCGTTTAGGCAGAAAGCTCTTGGGTTTAGTGTAAGGAATGACGCAGTATCTTTTTGATGTTCAAACGGCTTGTACATTCCGGGCCAGTTGTACTTACCAATAATAGGTGATGGGATGTTTTTTATTTGTAGGTTTCTTAAAACTCGTGCTTCATCCAAGCCCCAGTTAACAACCACTTGATTGTTACCGACTTGTTTACTCTTGGGTATAACCGTTGTAACCTTGTTAGGGTTACGCAAATTAAGCAACAATGCCTTGTTGTCTATGATTTCCACACATTCTCCAGCGAAGCGTTATCAGGTGAAAGTGGTCTCCCACTTCACCTTTGTAATTTTGTACTTCTAGTTTACTACTACTTCTTTAACTTTACAACCTTGCTTAACTTCTTCTCGCCTTTTTCTTTCTTAGTGGTTTCCCTAACTAAGTTGCTTTTACTATCTCTTTTAAAAGAACGATTACCGCTAGCGCTTTCAATGAAAACACCTTGCTTATTTGAACCACCCTTGTCTAATGCTTTGACGTGGGCTACATCTTTACCTTCACGGATATCCGCTTCTTTGTTTTTATTTTTATCAGGATACATCTTATCAATCGCACGTCTTGCACGTTGACGTTCCATCCGACGCTTCTCTTCGCCTCGGGCTTTTTGTTGTTCGTATTCTTTTTTATAAGGTCTTGGTTTGTTTACATACGGCATATTAGTTCCTTCCATTATGGGCGCACTCTAGCACCAAACAGTGCTTTCGGCAAAGTCCACTAGGGCGAGGATTCCATATATCATTCTCGTATGCAAACTTCATCTTGTTGTACTCTGCCAGCCACTTCTCCCACATTTTATCCTGATTTTTAGCGTTATACGAGTCCTTTATAAAGTTCTTACTTATAACGAAGAATAACGCACCTTTGACTACTTTAATATCAGGAAAATGCTTAAACATGGCAAGAGCCATCAGTTCTAGCTGGTCAGTATCGGCATACTTGGCAGACTTTCCAGTCTTATAATCTAGGCATCGTGCTTCTTCGCCATTGATTATGGCTAAGTCAGCTACCCCTCTCCACCAAACATCCTTATCTTTAAACCCACATGGCTCTAAGTTTTCAGTTAGTCCCATTTCTAGTTCGCAATGCTTCTCACCTTCTATAGCTTTGAGGGCATCTAACGATGGCTGAATAAAACTAAACTGTGGGGGTATAGATATGCCATCTCTGATGTATAACTCAGCCGCTTCGTGAAACTGTTTGCCATAAAGAATCGCATCTGTTGGTGGCTCTTTAACATCTTTAGCCACACGCAAATGGTAAAACTTTTTAGGGCATTGGTCGAATAGCTTAATGCTTGAGTATGACCATGCTGGGATTTTCATCAGTGTTCCCATTCGTCGTTGAAATCGGCACTTTCAAGAATAATACGCTTGGCTCTTTCTAGTAACCATACCATCAATGCTGAGTCACCTGTAGAAGATACTAAGCGTTCAGCCCCTTCTTTAGTGTATCCAATAACAATAGCACATTCATATATGCCTCTGTTACCATCAAACAATTCATCGGGATCAATGTCACCCCGAGTATCACCTGTAAATGGAATTACTTTATCAGTCATTTGTCTCTGCCCAAGTTCTAACTGCGTTACCCATCAATCTCATTTCTACTTGTGCATCTATGCAATGCTCGTATGCTTCTTGAAACTTACCTTTTAACAAGGCATTGTGTGCTTCTTTAATGTTTTTCATTGCTTCTAAATAGTATGTTGAATATTCCACTTTAACAATCTCCGTAACTTTTTCCATAACCTGACTCACAATTTACTGGCAAGCCTTCCGCCCAATCGGGTGTATTACGCATACAACTTTCGATATAGGCTTGAGCTTCGTTAACCTCTGCTTCCGGCACAATACATGCAATAGCATCATGCACAGTAAGAACCACGTCATACCTCTTTGCAATCTCCAACATCTGCTCACCAATAATGCAACGAGCGATTGCTTGACAGACGTTCTCTATAACTTTACCACCATAAATCTTATTCCACCCATAACGAGTTTTGTACTGATACTGCGTTTTGCCATCCTCTGATACTTGTACTAACTTGTCGTAACGCATTAACAATCCGCTTGGTAATCTAATTCCTCTTTCATTAGGGTCTACACTAAGTACACCTTCTTTACCTAAAGATGTTGACATGTCTTTAGTTAACCCTTCTAGGGCCAGATGCCCTTGGCGCCATAACGCAGTAATGAATGGATATGTTTCTCGGTATACTTGTATGATATGTCGGGCTTCCTCTTCTTCAATTTCCACATTGAAAGTCTTAAGTTGGGCTTTGAATTTCTGCGCCCCCATGCCGTAGCCAGCTCCGAGGATTGTCGTTTTCCCCACAAATCGTTCTTGCGCCGTAACTTCTTCTTGACTCTTGCCATATATAGCTGAAGCCATGATTTTGTAAACGTCCTTGCCATCTCTAAAAGCCTCCACTAAATCGTCTTGTCCAGCTAGCCATGCCAATACTCGGGCTTCAATTTGGCTAGAATCGGCATCAATTAACATGTAACTTTCGGGTGCTACGATAGCCTTCTTTAACTTACCGCCGTTTGCACCACGGCTAGGTAGGTTCTGCAAGTTTAGGTTGTCACTACCACCCCACCGTCCTGTATGCGCCGCATAATATTTCAGGGGAACTGGCATCAAACCTCGTTTGGAAATCCCAATAAATCTTTCTGTACGAGTTTCTTCTAGCGTAGACTTTGTACCTAACCGAGCCGCTACCAAAGCCTGAACACGAATGTCCTCATGCTCCATCAAAGCCTTAAACTCTTCATCGTTCTTGGCAAAGGCAAATGTTTCTTTTCCGTTGGCAGGGCTGGTCTTGGTTGGGGGTACTACACCAAAACCTTTTAATAGTTCTGCAAACTTGGGGTTGCTCATCAAGTCGTCTTTGTCAGCATTAGCTTCTTG